GTTCGGATCAACCCGCCGGAAATAGGCGATTTTTAAAAAATTTTTTTCAACACCAGATTTTTAAACACTATAAATATATATAAATAAAGGGGTTTTATATTATATGGCTAATATATATAAACAGGATGTAAACAACAACGAAACAATTTTAATAACATACAATAACGGCCTTGATAGTATCACAAAACAAGATATCATTAACGCGCTTGAAAATAGCGCTATAAATAACGGCTATGAGCAATTAAACGATATTTCCGACACGTCAAAGTGTAGTAGTAGCAAGTTTAACGTTATGTTAAAAGATATAGGGAATATATTTAAATCTACTAAAGCGCTTTATATTAATAAAACAGATTTAAACTATAATTCGGGCGCTTGCGCGTGGGAATATGACAAAAAGAAATTATTATATTTAATTAATATATATACAGATATATGTTTCAAGTATAATAAACGTTGTTGTATTAGTGGCTTTTTAAATTTCTGTGGTATTACTGATAACTTTATCAGATACAACGAAAAAGAGCCGTTATTGTCTGATAATTTGCGCGATAAAATCGTGAAAAGACTAGCCGAAAATGACGATGAGCAACAAAAAAATAATGCACGTGATAGTAAACAACCTATTCTAAATTTGGCCTACAATAACTACGTTCACGGATGGAACGGCGAAATAAAGCGCAATGAGATTAACGGCGCTTTAAAATCATTAGACGATATCAAGCGTGAACGGCTCGAAATGTCCGCGGACAACATACAAGGCTAATATTTAACGCTATTGTTTAGCGTGTAATATTGCACAAATACCCGATAAACCGCGTAAATACGGCGTTTTTAAAGGTTGGTAATGTTTAAATTAAATAGCGTGAAATTGAGGTTTAACGCTATGGTTTATAAATAAACAATAACCGCGTGCCTATTTCGGGCATATTGCACAAACACGATAAAAGCGAAACGTAACGGGGATTTTGCCCCGTGGGGGGTGTAATCTGGCGGTGGTATAGGCCCTCTCTTGACCCCCCAAATTTCTAAAATTCAAAAAGGCCATAATAACAATTAAAGCAAAGATATATATATATTTATATTTCTCTTATAGCTTTAGATTTTATATATACTATGTAACGCATAGTGATAGAAAGGTGACAAAAGAATGTCAGTACCAAGACAAGATATATGTCCGTTTTGCACAGCATATGAGAATATGCGATTGCAGACGAGAGATGAAACGAAATTTACGACAACGTTTTGGGTAGCGCTAAGGGTTAAAAAGTTTAGGTGGAAAGAATCAACGAGTGGTAAACCACTAATGGCGCTAACGATAAACGAAAGCCGATTACATTACTGTCCGAGATGCGGAAAGCAATTAATAGCATTACGACATAGGGCAAGTAAGAACGGCGTAATTGAATAAAGCGTTACGACATAGGGCGTAGAACGACAAAGCTAATCACGCAAGCCGATACCTGTTTTCTTCCATTTGGGGTATCGGTTTTTCGATTGTCATAATTCACTCCTTGAAATGGTGTCCGTACTTTGTAAGGCAAAGGCTACGTTCCCCGCGTAGTTAACAGGTTCAAATCCTGTTTACGGCATTAATACCCATTCGTCTAGTGGTAGGACATAAGATTTTGGATCTTACGACGGGGGTTCAAGTCCCTCATGGGTAGGTTCAAAAAAATTTTTCAAAAAAATCAAAAAAGGGGGTTACACATGACCAAAGCAGAATTTAAACACAAGTACAAAGACGGTATCGGGGTACAGATGGCTAATTTCTTGAAAACATTACACACAGTAATGACGAGTGAAGAAATTGACAAGGTTATCAATTGGACTAAGAACCGCAAGGAAAAACGTTGGTTGATAAAGTTTAAGAAAACCTACGCAGAAAATTACAAGGATTGGGATCAGCCGTTTTGGGGAACGCTAATAGCTATCGAGAGTGCGGAACTTTTGAGAGATATTATCGGCATTATGGCCTTAAGTGACAAAGCGGTTTACAAAGGCGAGCATGAGGAAGATTAAAGGGCCGTGTAAATACTTGTACGATGAAGTATGTTGTAATGACAGTAGCGAGTTTTTAGCGGACTTTCCGGCGAAAGAAGATTGTGCCAAGTGTCCGTTATACGACGAAAAAGTGACAAAAGAGGGCGTTAAACGTGTCAAAGTGACAAAATAATGCCTTAAAGGTGACAAAAGGGTGACAAGGGAAGAATTTTTAGAGGAATTTGAGGGCGCACAAGCGCAGATAAACGTAAATGAGCAACGAGTTTTAGAAAGATTACTTGACTTAACCCGATTGTGCATGGAAACAGGACACCACGATTGGGGCCTAGAAGTCGTTGACTATTCAAAACCGCGTCTTATCCGCATGATGTACGAGGCATCGGGCATGGAAATGCGGGAATTAAACGATTTTCTTTTAAACCACAGCGAATACGCTGATTGGCGATACAAAATGTATTGGGATTTTGTACTCGAAGAAACGTATGACCGCTTTATCCCGTTCATGGAGTACATGGAACGTCACAGGCCGTTTAAGAAAAAGTTTTACGAACCGAGAGCGTTTACCAAGGACGGAAAGCCCGCGCTATATAAAGTCGCAAAAGCGTTACAGAAATTTGCCGACGAACACAAGAAGATATTAACGATATCGCTACCGCCCCGTGTCGGAAAGTCAACAATCTTTATGTTTTTCTTGGTGTGGAACGCGATAAAGCGCCCTAATTCCCATTCGGCCTACGGTGGATATTCCGGCGTATTAGCACAGGGCTTTTACGGCGAACTAGGTGATTTGCTTACGACAGACGAGTATTGTTGTAGCGAGATTTACGAAAGATGGAATAGCGGACACGTTTTTATTCACGACAAATCGGCAGAAAATTACACGATCAACCTTGACACAGGGGATAGATTTAAAACGCTTACTTGTCGTGGCCTTGATGGTTCATGGACGGGTATTATCGATATTTCCAAAGACGGTATACTTGCCGTGGACGACTTAATACGTGACCGTGAACATTCAATGTCGGCAAGCCGTATGGAGAAAACTTGGCAAGAATTTCTAAACAAGATGGTTGACCGTATGAACGATGGGGCGCAAATGGTACTTATCGGAACTTTGTGGAGCGTGCTTGATCCTATCATGCGAATCCAAAAAAAGCACAAAGACGATCCCGATTGTATGTTTTTGGTTATCCCCGCACTTGACGAGAACGATGAAAGCAACTTTGACTACCTAGAAAACGGATTTTCGACAAAGTATTACATCGAAATGCGCGAAAGCCTAGACGATGCAGAGTGGCAAGCAAAGTTTCAGCAACGTCCGTATGTCCGCGAGGGCCTATTGTTCCCTACGGACGAATTGAATTACTTTGACGGTATTGTTTACACGGGCGATATAAGGCGTGTATTCAGCGTAATAGACGTTGCGGTAGGCGGTGGCGATAATTTATCAATGCCGATATGTGCCGAGTTAAATAGCGGGCGTAAGCCTATTGTGCGGTGGATATACGACAAGCGAAGTACGGCGATAACGATACCGCGTGTAGTAGATGCCATTATTCAAGAAGTCATAACCGAGGTACGAATTGAACGAACAGGCGTAGGCTATTTGTTTGAGGACGGGCTACGAAAAGAGTTAGCGAATCGAAATGTAAATTTTTGCAAGGTTATTTCTGTAAACGCGCCTAACCGAATGACAAAAGAGGAAAAGATAAACGGATATTCGGACTACATAAAGCGAGAATTTGAGTTTTTATCGCCACAGAAAGCAAATTTAGAGCAATCAGACGGGCGCGTAGTGGTATATAAGCGTGATGCAGATTATCAGCGTGCTATGGATGATATGAGTATGTACACTTCATCCGGCAAAAACATTAACGATGATGCGCCCGATAGTATGGCGCAAATATCAATAGCGTGTGAACAGAAACGGAACGGACAAGTCAATCCAATACACATTGACGGGGGGTTATTCTAATGACTTTGACAAAACAATTGTTGAATGATTACCAAGAAAAAGAACGTGAAATAAAGCGCATCGAAGATAAAATTGCGTACTATGCAAACTATGTAACGCCAATGCAACACGGCGTTGTAACGGGTAGCCGAAAGGATTTTCCGTACTCACAATGCCATTTTGTCATAGGCGGTGCGGATCCGAAATCGGATGATGCAAGACAGAAAAAGCTAAGAGATTTAATGATTTTGCTTGTTGAGAAACGCGAATATTTCTTGAATATCGACATTGAAGTAGGCAAAGGCATTGAAGAAATCCAAGACGCGGTGATGCGACAAATAATCGAAGATAAATACGTCAGAGGACTTACAGACCTTGAAATTGCAAAGAAATTAGGGTATGAACGTAGCGCCGTAACGAAAAAAATCAAGACATTTTTCGGGACATTATAAAACTTTCACATTTTTCACATTGTTAAAATGTTATAATGATAGTGGTGGAAAGTGTAATTAACACCGAACCCCCATTTCGTTCATGTTTTCATACAACCCCATAGCAGAACCCCTCACGTTTCTTGTGTCGAACGCGGGGGGTTTTGTACTACACAGGAAAAACATTATGGCAGATAAAAGCAAAATCAAAAACATACCTATCAAGTGTCCTGCTTGCAAGGCGATAGCGTTTCATTGGAACGGCATTACAAAGATGCCGATAGTTGCGCCATGTAAAGAATGTGGACGCAGAATAGCATTTTACCCCGAAACAAACGAAGTAAAAGTTAGCAGAGAACCGATAGAGCGCACAAGCTCATCCGGCAAGAGGTTTAATTAATGGCTTTTGTATACATAGGCAAAAACATAAGACCGTTTACGGCGGTGTGTGGCAATAAGTTTGGTCGTAAAGTAATTTACACAAATCAAACCGCAATAAACGCCGATAACGTTGTTGATGAATTGAATAAAGCCTTAACCACGCACAATCAAAATGCAATTGAGATTGAATACCTTGACAACTATTACCGTGGCGACCAACCGATTTTGTACCGTACAAAGAAGAATCGTCCCGAAGTTAACAACAAGGTGGTTGTCAACCTTGCTCAATTCATTGTTGATACAAACGCGTCAAGTGTCGTTAGCGAACCCATACAGTTTGTTTTAAAGGGGGACAACGAGGCAAAGTCACAAGAAATTCAGCAAATGTGCGATTACTTTGACGAAGAAGATAAACAATGTGACGATATCGAGTTGTGTCGTTGGCGTTCGATTTGCGGTACGGCTTATCGCTTTGTCGGAAAGGGCAAGAGAAACAAGCTGTTTAGCGAATCGCCTTTTGGCCTAACAACACTTGATCCCGATGTTGCTTTTGTTTGTTACTTTTCGGATAAAACACCCGCCTTTGGTTGCCACATAAGCGAAGATACAGACGGTAAAGTGCTTTATCTTGTATTTACGCAAGGCGAATACTTCAAAATCAAAAGTGGAGAAATCGTTGAAAAAGGCCCAAACGGTAACGGAGAAATCCCGATTGTTGAATATCCGAATAACGCAAGACGATTAAGCGACATTGAAATAACAATTTTAATGACGGACGAAATCAACAAGTTAACCGCCGACAGAAGTAACGGCATTGAACAGTTTGTTCAAGCATGGGTTAAATTTGTAAATTGCGATATTGATATTGACAAGTTTAGAAAAGTCCGTGACGAGGGCTTTTTCAGCGTCACAACAAACGAGGGTGCAACAAATAAAGCCGATGTTGATATAATGTCGCAAGAATTAGACCAAAGCCAAAGCCAAGTAGCGGTTGACGATTTGTTTGAAAAATTGTTAATCATACAAGGTATTGCAAACCGTGAGGGCAATACGGGCGGTGATACGGGTAGCGCGGTACAGTTACGTAACGGACATAGCGCACAAGAGCAAAAAGCTATGTTTAACGAACCTATTTTCAAGCGTTCGGAAAAGGCCATGCTAAGACTTGTCCTTAACCGCATGAGAATAGAACAAAATACGTCATTAACCCCCGCAGATATCGAAATCAAGATTACGCGTAGCAAAAACACTAATATGCTTACCAAAGCGGAAGTGCTTAAAATCTTGCTTGATTGTGGTATTGACAAAGCGGTTGCAATTAAGACGGTTGATTTGTTTAGTGATCCCGAAAGAGTAACAAATGACAGTAGAGAAACCATTGACAAGGTTTTTGAATACAACTACACAAAGGACACTAAAGAAAAAGAACCAAAAGAATTAAACAA